TAGTAGAGCACCTTGGTCAGGGTACCGTGAAACTTTTTCCAGGGTCCGGGATCATGGCGCTTGAAGCTTGGGGCTTGAAGCTTGAGCCTTTATGCTTGGGGCTTGACGCTTGCCGCTTGTGGTTCGAGGAGCTTGGTGCTTGAAGCTTGTGGCTTGGTGCTTGGAGCTTGATGCTTTTGGCCCGGACCAGGATGCACGCCCGTTCCCGCCGTCGCGGCCCTGGGGCTAATGACCTGATCCGATTTATTACGCTTGCGTAATTCTTTATAATATTTTGGGTGCCTGAACATACTAGTGTTTACCATAACTAATGTTAGCTGTCGACCTGTCCCAGCATGCCCGGCAATCCTTGCATTCATTATTTTGCTTAGAAGCGGGGCAGCTGTGATTGCCATCTGTGACAACAGTCGAGGTCCACGGCCAGCTCTTCACTGGTCCCTGGTTGATCATATGCGAGGACATACGAATTATTAAATTTGTTGGAACTGCTTCAGGGTTTATGTCTCTTAAAAATTTTGCTTCACGTGTTGGTAGCCAGTGCCTGGTCTCTGGGGTTCTTCTACATACTTCAAATATATTTTCTAAATGTTTCAAGCTTTGGATGTCGCCTGAGTCGTGCCACCTGAACCAGGGCTCGCCAGAGATGAGTGTTACCATGGCGTCGATCCATCGCGGATGCTCAAGCGCTTGCAGCCTCCGATCCATTGCTTCTCGTACATTGTTAAACCTGTAGCGGTTCTTCATGGCGTAACAGCCAGCGCAGACGCTGCCTGGTATGTTGACCAGCTTCTGGCCAGTGATACAATTCCAGGCCGGCAGGTTATGCGCAGGTCCTGGCATCTTGGACGGTTTACTAAGACCGCCTGTTATTTGTCTTGCTTCTTTTTTTAGCATATCTTTCTCCTTTAACTTCCAGGATATCATTATAATGTTTTCTTGTCAAGCTTGCGGCTTGACGCTTGCAGCTTGCGGCTTGTTGCTTGTAGCCATTGGCCTCGAGCCAGCGCCAATGATTTATTAATACTCTAATACTTTGAGCCCCTTGCTGTCTACTCATAATTATTCCTTTCTAAATTCATCCTATCATCTCCAGGATCCATTGTCAAGCTTGCTGCTTGAAGCTTGCCGCTCTAATTTTTTTTTAGTTGCAAATTAGAACTATTCTAAACTGCAGGATCAGCTGTAGTCTCAAGGGAATTTTATTTTATGACTTTATCCATTTTTCACACCGATTGTCCCGTCAAGACTCGGAATAACTACAATCTGATCCCAGGTCTAATAGGGCCTTTTACGGCTTGCAGTTTTAACCAGCGTCCCGGTTGGCCAAATACTCCGAAATGACATCTAATAACTTATTAGACCAGGGATCAGTTGTTGTCCCGTGCAGGCGAGGATTTCAGTTTGCAACCTTACTTTCCTATGTATGTACTACATCTCGACCTGAACTATAGTGGGTTACTTCCCACAGATACAACATCTGATCCCAGGTCACTGACATAGCTAAAAACCTTCTCAACCCTTGCGGGTATAGTTTAAAACCTATATCGGCCAGCGACCAGGGATCAGTTCTGATTGTTCATTGCACGAAGACGGCATACATAATGCGGTGTGACGTACAACACAACCAGAAGTTGTCCCATATTTTTTAACCAATGGTCTAAGCCATTTCTTTTTAAAAAATATAAATACAATATAATCCTTGACTATCCTATTGTCAAGTGGTAATTTCAAATCAATGCAAACAAATAACAGAAAGGAAAAAATGACGAGGATAAGACTAAACCAAGAGTATCGGAACAAGATTGCAAAACGTATGAGAGTACATCTTGAACAAGAAGATACTATTGAAAAACAAAAGTATGACGAACTGAAAGCAAATCAGATTGACATAAACGACAATGCGTGGAAAATGGCAGAAAAAATAGTAAGGCGACATTATACAGATGAAGATGTAGAAAAAGCATATTATCTACAAAATAAATTTGAAAATGTTTCTACTATTGCAAAAGATAGTTGTTTCCATTTTCATTATATGGGTGAAGTTGAAAGTAGAGATTATGACAACAATCCTATTACTGAAACAAAAGCTATTGAAAAACATTTTGATTTTCGTTTAAATGGTTCAATAGATACTGACAACAATGATAGTTATAATCGTGATGACAATGGTTATGGTTATGCTTTGTTTCGTGATGAACTTAACGCACAAGAAAATTGCAACGCAGATATTTTGATTGAACAAGAGGGCAAAGAACAAAACCCACATAAAACAAAATATACTGACAACAATAATAAATATCTTGGTGATGATGACAAAGGTTATGGCAAAGAGTGGAATAATAAATATCAGCTAGATTTAATTGGTAGAGATTATTGTAGAGATAGGTCTATCGCTTGTACTGAACAAGAGTTTATGATGTTGCAAGATTGGAAAAAAGCCAAAGGTCAATTTGTAATTAGTCATCACAAATGGATTAAATCTATTTTAGACCAGATGAAAGAAATTAAAGTCGGTCTAAAAGGTTATAAATATTTAGACGAGGCATTGGAACTTTGTACTGAACTTGGATTAAATATTACTGACGCAGAAATAATCAGAACAAACTCAACAGGCTTAACTATCTACAATCCTAAAAATCTTGCAGATAGAATTAAGGGTATGAAAAACAAAAAAGAAAAAACAAGAGAGGAAAAAATAGCCGAAAGAGTGGCATATATGAAACAACAAGAAAATAGTTTAAATTAACTATTGACATCTATGGGATAATCCTATAAGATTATCCCATAACAGAAAGAGGATAATATGGAAAAAGACAAAACATTTTATATAGTTTACTATTCAAACAAGGATAAGAAACATATAACAAGACAAGGAAAGCACGACGAAAAAAGCAGATATGGTACATCTAAAAAAGGCGTGCCTTATTATGTATATTATGATTTAGACGCACACGGATATAGAACTGCAACTACAAGTTGGAAAGTGAGGTATTAATGAAAAAATATTGCCAAGGTCCGAAGTGTCATACATATGATACATCAGACAGGAAACGTGGACCAAAAGAAAACAGAAGAAATCAAACTAGAACTATTCAAACCTATAGTTATGGCAATGGTAATTTTTGTACATTAAATTGTCAGAACGATTGGTGGTCTGAACACGGAACAAGAGTTGTAGATTACATTGGTAGAGTAAAAGAACCTATAGTTTTAAAAGAAGATAATGCGTGGCGCAAAGTCTATAATCAGGCAAGGTGGGAAGATGATACCCTACCTCTATATATTGAACGTAATATGTTAACAAGAGAAACAAGACCTTACGAAGAAAATAGTTGACAATGATTGATTTATCCTATATTATCCAAGATATGAAAACAAATACAGACAATAGAACAGAAGAACGAAGAAACAGATTCAATGGTGAGTCTGTTATGCTAACAAAAGAAGAGGCAAAGAAACACGATGAAATATTCTTGCACGAGTTACAAGCTACTCTAGAAGATAGAGAACTTGGCAGAGGTGCCAGTAAGCATTGGCAACATATGCGAGATAAATTATCTTGGTTTATGAAACATAATGCGAAAGCATATATGGTCTTGCTAGATTAATCATTAACCTTGGGCGGCTAACGCCGCCCAGGGATCCTAAACAAATCTCAATAATCAATTGTAAGTTGTACCCGGTCCCCCCTTTTTGCAAAAAGGGGTCCCACTACTCTAGGTTGTATTGCTTGATTTACAGTGTTATAGCTGTTAAAAACATGTTGAACATCTTATAAGGGTGCAAAAATTTTTTAAAAAATTTTTATGGATTTAAATAAAGTAGACATAAATAAACTACCAGCGGACGTTAGAAAAACTTTTAAAAAACTGCAAGTAATGCATGCAGAAAAAAAGATACAGAACAAAGCCAAAAATGACTTTCTTTCTTTTGTAAAATGTATGTGGCCCGATTTTATAGAAGGATCCCATCACAGGCACATAGCAGATAAATTTAATAAATTAGCAACCGGTGAAATAAATCGTTTGATTATTAACATGCCACCGAGACATACTAAATCTGAATTTGCATCTTATCTTTTACCAGCATGGATGGTGGGCCGTGATCCAAAGCTCAAGATCATTCAAGCAACGCACAC